GTCCTGACCAAACGATTGTAGTTGGTAGTTAGCGGGGTTGTTCAGATTCGTATAAGACATAGCCAAATAAAAAGTTAAAGGTCAAAGTGCAATGCTATGCACCACAAAAATAGTTATTTATTCAATATGATATCTACGATGTCGGTCTCCTCAGCTAGCTCTGGACGCTCTCCTTTACGCTGGCTGATAAGCTTAGATTGCTGGACAGCTTGCTTTTCAATTCTGTCGTCCTTGCGGTCTTCCTTCATCTGCTCAAGGCCGGATGATGCATTTACAGTAGCATTAGCGGCTTGGATATCATAAGAGCCCTTAACCGCTTCCAATTCACTTTTGAGGCGGTATTCAAGTTCCAATATCTGAGCCTTTACCTGAGCTTCAAACTGAATCTTCTGCATCTCCAACTGCATCTCCATCTGCTTCTCTTGCATCTTAGATTGAGAAGCCACCTGAGAGGCTTGTGCATTTGCTTGGCTTTGGGCTTGGATGTTCTGCATCTGCTGCTCCTGCTGCATCTTAATTCTCTGCTTTCTGCGGATGACGAGTAGTCTTTCCGCTTGGTCGATATCGTGAAGCTGACGGATAGCGATAGCATCCTCTAGGTCAATCTCCTTCTGCGCTAGGGCAATCTGGATGTTCTGCTCTAGATACGCTCTATCGGTATCGTCCATATCCTTCACTACGCGCACACCAAAGTTGTACATAGGTAGCTTTCTGAAGGAAGAGATAACCTCCATATTGGTCTTACCGATAGCCCTTTCGTAAGCCTGATAGATGATAGACTTAGGGGGAAGAATCTGTAAGCACTTGACAATATCCTCGCATACCCGTCTGTAAAGGACAAGAGATGCATTGGTGATATCGTAGATAGCGTTATTTCCGGCAGCAATAGCCTGCTGGCGAACACCTACCAAGGCGTCTCCCTTGGGTGTCGTTCCATCCATCACCTCATTGATACCTGTCGTATCACGAATCATATTGAGGTAGTGGTTATAATGGTTAATTAGCTGCTCAATGTTTCTGATGGCATTGCCAATCTCCCTAACAGGAGGATTCTGGAAGCCGCCTTCTGGATTGCGAGAGCGATAATAGAATACACCTGTCTGCTCGTAGATGTCTTGGATTTGAAGCGGTTGGAGTTCTCCTCCCATACCCAATTGGACATTCTCCAATCCTTCGATGTCAATGATAAGACCATCAGGCTTAGCCTTGGCTACGGACTGCTGAATCTTAAGGTGAGAGATTTGAATCTGGTCCGCAAAGGTTCTGATGCCAGAAACCAAAGACTTAGGAATCATACGACGCATATTGACGGCAATGGCGCTATAGGAGAGGCGCGTCTTAGTCAGGTCGTGTACGTTCTTAGGTACATTCTTCTTGGCTCCGTAGTTAAAAATCTTATCGCAGCCGATGATATACGTACCGCCGTAAAGCGTTGAGTTATACATATATACAGGCTCGCGGTCATAAACACTATTGGTCTGAGGCTTGTATTCTCTCCCCTTGAAGTAGAATCCGATGTTTCCATATCTAGATTCTTTCTTCTCGAAAATCATACTATCTACAGAGAGGAATTCAAAGTCAAGAACTTCAATGGCATACTCGTCATATCCGTAGTGGTAGGTATCCATCCCTGAATCGTAGCGAGAATCAGCAAAACGATTGGGATTGTTGGCGTACTTATTACGAACAGACATAGCGATAGCCTCGTACTCTTCCTCCGTAAATTGATTGCCGGCAATGCGCTTAAGCTCGGCAATACTCATACGCTTGATGTGTCCAGCGTATACAACATCAGAAAGATTGGGGTCTTCCGTAAAAGAGTGAATGAATCTAGCAGGGTCTACATATTCAGTAGAGATTCCGTAGTTGGGGTCATTGCTTCTCTTGACAACAGCCATACCGCAAGTAACCAAGTCTTCTACGCACCGACGGTGAGTACGCTCGTCATAGTCATTCCAAGAAAGGGTCATCTGAGTAGCAATCTGAGCAGCCACTTCAGCGTCTGTCTTTACGTTCGTCTCTAGAAAGATTTCCGCTTCCTCGCTCGTATCCGGCAAAGTAGCGGGGTCAATGTCTACATCCAGACCGGAGTTCTTTGCCTCCATAATCATCTGCTTGTTCTCAATACGAACAAGGAGCTTATTCTTTTCTATGTCCTTCTCGTTCCTAGAGAGGGGGTCGATAGCCTCTACCTGTGGATAGGGGGCGGCAGAAAGAATCTTATTGACGACAATCTTTACGAACTTGGGGATGATGGGTACCGGAGACCAGTCGATATTCAGCAATGAACCGTCTCCATTGTTCGGGTTCAAAGAGGACAAGATGTCCATATACTTGGTAGTATCTTGAGTACCATTGGCATAGTCTCTCGATGTTTCAAACTCTCTAAATCTTCTTCGATAAAGAGAAGTTTCAGAATCTAAAGAACCCCATTCAGAAAAAATGGCTTTAGCATATTTAAGACCATATGCTTTTGATACCTTTTTTTCATAACTCGCTAACGGGTCGGGAAAAGTAGACTCTGTATTTGTTATCCCATTATAATCCATAGTGTTAGCTAATCTATATTATATGGGCAAATATACAAATTTTAGCCACGGGCGGTTTTATACCTCCGGAAGAAGACTTTCTCTTCGAAATTAGATTTTTTGCGTTCTACGGCAACCTTTTGGGCCGCTAAAAGAGCAAGCCCTGAGCTAATGGACAAGTCAAATTTTGTACGGTCATCGATGCGGAAATTAATCCAGTCTTCAAGGGTTCTATCGAAGTACATTCTTCCCATCGTGGCAGCATCTTCATTCATCCCCACGTGGCTATGGATATAGGCCTCAATAGCTTGGGCGTGAGCCTGAATGATGTCTTGAGAGTTTGACGGTATGCCTTTTGTCTTGACGCCAGAAACAACACCAAGGTGTGCGGGCCTGTCCAAAAGGTATCCATCGTAACCCCTTGATTCAAAGTATCTTGCGATTCCGTATTTGTTGTTTTCTATCAGCAGGGGATAGCCGTAAAACTTAGTTGCCATCAAGACATCTTCATAGAAGATTTTAGCCAATGGAGGACGAGAGGCATATTCCGCCACGAACATATTTCCGGGGTGCTCCATATTGAATTTATTGTAGAGGTGACAGGCTCCTTTTGAACCGCGTCCATCTACCGTAGCGTCAATATCATAGGAGTCAACGCCTCCACAACCTAGGAATTCATTAGGAGCTACTCTCTTTCCTCCTTCTATACGCTCTAGATTTTGAAGCGGTTCAGGGGGCATCCAGCATACTCTCCATCGTCCATTGATGTCCGGATTGAAAATAACCTTGCTATCCTGAATCCCATTGGCCCATACAAAGTTGCCAATTACAACGGGATTCGGAAAGAGGTCCATATTGTACTGAATCTGCTCGTATATCTTACCGATATTAAACAGGCTAGATTTCGCTGAATCGCGGAAGGCCTCATCCTCTACAAAAGGAAACTGACGGATTACCTCGTTAAGCTCATAGCTGTCATTGACAAGGGCCTTGCGTTCGTTTTTCAAGAAGGTCTTCGCCCCGATGCTTATGATGTCCCCTCCCTCTCCAATGATAGGTTCCTCAGGGTCGTCAATGATGGGGTTTCCATATCTGTCAAAGAATCCCTCTAGCGCCTCATAGGCGGGAATGAAGATGGAATACAAACCGCTTTTAGTTCTTCCATTTTCATTTCTGTCATTAGGGTCTGAAGAATGATAAAGGTCGCGGTACTGTCTTCCTCCTTTGTCTAATGGGTTTACTGTACTTCCAACAAGGGCTTTTCCTACAATCTTCCTACCTACTAGCAAGCAGGTTCTATGGATACGCCAAGACTCACGTATGTCGGTAGGCTTTTCCCATTTGCCAGATTCGTCAAGATATAGGATGTGAAGCTTCTCGCCGTCATAGGCATTATTGGTGGTGTTCTTCCAGTTGATGATGCTATTGAGGGCCTCGCCTGTCTGGGTCGTTTTGTTCTTCTTAGTAATCCTCTTTGATGGCTCCCGGAATGCAAGTTCCATCCTTGGGTTGGTGGTACCGTCTTGGATGGGCTTAAAGAAGAAAGGGTAGCTTCTAAAGATAGCCACTACCTTCTTCATAAAGATATTCTCCTGAGCGTCTGTTCCCGTCTTGGACATAATGCCTAGAAGTTTATCCTTTATCTGGGTGGCCTCATCCACCAATACAGCACTACACATATTGGTATAGCCTGAACGACGACACTTGGTATATACTTGACCTAAAGACCGTGGGTCGTTCTCACAGGCAGCCATATGGATGAACAGCTTGCGCTGGAAGTCCAGAAAGCTTGGGTATCCAATATCAATCTTACTCCACTGGAGGAACATATAGTGGTGACCGGTAATATATGTTGGAACACCATTATTATAGAACCATACACCGTTTCTTCGGCGCCTAAACTCCTCTTCGATATAGGCGGAATGCTTCTCCCTGAATTCACGTGGTGATTCATACCACTCATCCATAGACCGTATCTGAGAAAGCTCCCTAGGAAGTTCGCTTCTTTTCCAGTATTGATTCTTCTTTGGAAGGTCATAAAAGAGGATGTCTTTCTTTGCTGGCTGCTTGGGAAGCTGGATGGATAGGTTGGATATTTCAATAACCTCCCCCTGCGTCCCATTCTGACAGATATTAATAAGGACCTCTTTATCCTTTACTACAAGGCCAGCCATTATTTGCTGTACCTTTCTGCAAAGCCTCCTTTAAAGTCTTTTTGCTCTGCTATTTCTCCAGAATCCGACAAGTCTCGAATCATCTCTTCTAGCCGCTGTCTTTCTTGTAGTAACTCGCGAGCGTCTACTGCTGTCTGCTTGATAGATTGAAGTTCAGCCTTTCTCTGCGAACCGCTTAGCTCTTGGTCCACTGGCTTCTTTATCTCTTCAATCATATTGTCGATGGCTGTCTCCATCGAAGAAAGCAATCGTTTGGCGGCATCAATCGTTGTGAACTTTCGCATAGGTCAGAAAGCTTGTATTCATCCGCCAATATTTATTGCCATCGATTTCCATCTCGTAGTCGGCATCCTTCTGAAAGAAGACGCGGTCTCCCTTCTTCAGCCCCATATCAGTGAGGGCCTCTGAATCAAACGCTACCTCACCCTCTTTATTGGGCTCTTCTTCTGTTCTATAGATATGCAAGATATCGCTTTTCATCTCCTTCTCCTGCTCAACAGGCTTTAGGAATACCCAGTTCTGAAGCGGTACTATGTCTCCCGTCTCTGCGCATTTAAACGCATAAGCCTGAGAGAGGATGGGCTCCGCTTCGTTGATGGTAACATAGTAGATATCTCGACTCTTATCTATCACCTGAGGTGGGTTCATTACCACGTGGTGATGGAAGTAAAGAGTGTCTCCCTTTTTAACGGGGAAATCAAACTTCTCAGGGATAGCTATAACCTCCCCTTCCATAAATCGATATTCGAACTCATTGAACTTGGCATCCAAATAGAGTTCCTTATCGCCTACCTTAATGGTTTCCTTGAAACGGTTAGGTATGCGAACCAAATAGTGTCTTAGTGAGCGCATTAGAAATTACAATCATATTCAATTAAACAAGGCATATCTTCAACCGTCTTCCAGAGCATTGTCCCTGAATTTTCGTTAGAGATATAAATTAAGTATCTGCGTTTTCCAGTATTGTGGAAATATGTTTTGTCTAATAGGATTGCATCAATACTAGCGTCCCCTGCACGTTGACCAATAAAATAAGCCATAGCGTCTTTGGGGTTGATGCCCACGACAATCTTTCTAATAAGTTCCATTTCAATTTATATTTACCCTATGCTTGTCCGGGGTCCCCGAAGTTAAGCCAAAAATTTATATCTGTAGAATCCTGTTCGTCAGGAGCGTACTGATTATAAAGATGGGCAAGGATAGCATCTAGTTCGTCCTCGTCGATGACCGTCATCCCGGTAATCGCTTGGATATTCATTTGCTTATCTCCCTCTTCTATATCCTGAGATATCCCGAAGATAAAGGCAGAGACAAACTTTTCCCTATATTCATACTTATCGACAAGGTCAGAAATCTCATCTATCTTATCTCTTAGCGCGATAAAGAACTCTACTCTTTTTTCCTTGTCGTTGTCCATATCTTAAAGATACGGATTATAGCTTTTGAAACTCAACGATTGAATTTAGGGTGACGGTGCAAGCTCCCGCTGAGCCGCGAGTAACACGAACAGATAGGGCATCTCCTCCATTTGCCGTAATGGTCTGGAAGAAGGAAGTCGTGTTAATACCTACGCTTGTTCCCGTTCTTGTTGCCTTCATCTCTACCGTCCCGTTAAGTAGAACCTCAATGGTGAGTTCTGTATTAGAAGTCGTTGTATCAATCTCAAGGGAGATGTCTACGCGGTACGTTCCATCCTCAATAACCTGAACACCGCTTCTTGTTCCGTTGGTGTTGTCCCAGTTGTAATACCCACCAATAGCATTTCCGATAGAGATTGAATCTGCATCCGATGAGCCATCAAGAGCATACCGTAAATATGTAGGGGTTGTGGTAGCCCCAACAATAGGATTAACCCTTCCAACGACGATAGGAGATGGGATATATGTTTGGGGAGCGATAATATTGTAAAGGTTCTGATAGCTGATGTATTTCCATACGCTGGCGCTCTCATCCCAAAGCAGGAACTTATCATCGGAAGCGCTGCTTGTTAGCTGTGAGAGATTCGCCGCATCATCAAGCGTTACATTGCCTCCTGAAAGAACAATGGGCGTTGCTACGCTTACACCACCGGTGAAAGCAATGGCATTCAATTCGCGTGTTACAACATCATTTGTTGCGCCGTCAATCAATAAGGCGGTTAGTTCAGTGGCTGACGCGGGGGGAGCACTGGTAAAGGTCAATGCACCGTCTACCTCCACCTCGGTGGTAGAAAGCTTCAGTGCGCTGTCGTTTCCTGCGCCATCTTCTACAATCTTTGTAGAGCCCGTTAGCGTTCCTGATTCTAGCTTAAGAAGCGTTTGGTATGCGTCTTTTATTTTTTGACCTGTGAGCGTAGCCATATATCCTTAATTTTGTTACAAATATAACTTTTAATTCAATGCCTAAGAGCCGAACGGACAGGACTAAGATGTTTAGAGACTTCTCTATGTCTAAGCCTGATAGCATCAAAGCCAACTACTTAAAGAGTTTTGACATCGTAATGAAGGACGTTGCAAGCAATTATGACGTCACCCAATCAGAGATGCTCTTTATGTTGTTCTTCTATGACCACGACTTCTTCACCATCGAGCACGCCGCTAAGATGTATAGACGTAGCCACCATAAGCTAGAGTTACGCCTGTTATACCCGCTCGTTAGAAAGGGATACGCCTATAAGCATTTCGATAAGCTTAGTCCGGGAAAGACCTATGA